TATTCAATTAACTGGAAGATTCTTCTACTTGTACCAACAGCACAAAATGATGTTGAGACAACAGGACTTGACTCCTTATTGGATTCACTTGTCCCATTGATTTGGGCAAATACAGCAGTAGCAAAATTAGATGTTGATAAGCCATTTCTAACAGAAGCAAATGGTGCAACATATTTAAGTACAAACATTAACATCACTATAGATTCACAAGGAGGTCAGTAATGACAAGATTAAAAGGAAAGAACATTGTGTTCAAGGTTGGAACAACCGACTACGCAGGTTCAGTAAAGTCAGTAGTTTTCTCATCAGCAGTTGGTGAAATGGGTTTTGGAGATTATGCAGACTCACTTGATTACACCTGTGCAGTTACAGGGTTTCAGGATTTCGCAGCAAACTCTCTATGGACAACATTGTTTACAACTCCAGGAGCAACACTTGCACTTACATTTGCACCACATGGAAACGCAGTTCCATCAGCAACACAACCACACTTCACAGCAACAGGATATGCAGAATCAATTCCTGATATGGGTGGAGCAGCAGGTGAATACTTTACATATGACTTAACTATCAAACTTGATGGTAAGCCAGTCAAAGTAACTTCAGGAGCGTAATTAGGTCGCAATGGCAGAGTACACAGTCGCAGTTAAAGGATTAAGAGAAGTAGTTAGAAGTTTTAATAAGTATGAGGGTGCTATCAAAGACCTGAAAGAGGCTAACTACGCTATTGGTTCAAAGGTATCTAAGACTGCCTCTGCTAATGCACCACAACAAACAGGTGCTCTTGCTGGTTCTATCAGAGCAAACAGAGCAAAGCAGAAGGTCCAAATTAAAGCAGGTGGAGCAGCAGTTCCATATGCAGGTGTTCAGGAATATGGATGGGCACAAAGAAACATTAAGCCACAACCATTCCTTAGAAGAGCAGCATGGACTGAAAGAAGTTATGTGAAAGAGCAGTACTCGTTAAACATCCAAGCAATTGGAAGAAAATACATAGGAGGCAGGATATGAATATAAATAGTTTGAAGATGAAGGACCTTGCAGAAGTTGAGAAACTTTCAGGGTACAACATGGATGAGTGGGAACACTGTCCTAAAGTGCAATTAACAATGGCAATTGCATACATAACAGGTAAGAAGATTAATCCTGACTTAACTTGGGAACAGGTTGAGAACATGAGCATTGAAGAGATGAACACTCTTACAGGAGAAGAAGACCCAAAAGTCACTACCTCTTAGAACTAATGGGTGGGTTCTGTGCAGCCACAGGATATACACCAACACAATTCTGGGAGTTAACAAGTGAAGAGTACCAATACATATTGGAAGGAGTGAACAAACAAAATGGCTAATACAATTGTAGTTGACATTGTTGCGGATACCCGCAGTCTTGTTCAGGGTGTCAAAACCACCAACCAACAACTTGGTACTCTTAACACCACCACTTCTAAACTCTCACAAGGATTTGGATTAGTAACTAAAGCATTAGCAGTTATCGCATCTGCTAAGTTTGTTTGGACTATTGTTCAGGACTTTGAAAAAGAACAGATAGCCTTTGCAAAGATTAAAGATTTGTTTGGCAAAGATGCAGATGAAATCACTGAGAAGATAAATACACTTTCAGTTAAGTTTAAGATAGATGATGGAGATGTAGCCAATACCTTTGTAGGTCTTGCTAACTCCACAACAATTAGATACAGGGCTATCCTTGATGAGATAGGAACCTTGGTTCTCTTTGCTAATAACCAGAACCCTGACAAGGGCATAGATACCTTTGCTTCAGCATGGACTAAGGCTCTTAGAAGTGGAAAGTTATTAGGTGGAGATGAACTATCTAAGTTTGGTCTGACTGGTCAGTTAAGCCAAGCAGAACTTGAGAACTTCCAGAAACTAAAGACTGTCACTGAGCAGGTTAAGTACCTCTACAAGGTATTAGCAGATGACATAAATGAAGACTTGCAGTTCACCACCACTCAAGAATTGCAGTATGAGATAGAAGGATTGAAGGATGTAATTGCAGAACTTCTCCTTCCAATATTGCAGAACACAGTTCCTCTTCTCAAGACATTTGTGGAACTACTTACTTACAAGGACCCTGAAACAGGGCAGACAAGATTAAATGAAGAAGTAAAACTATTGGCAATAGCATTAGGAACACTGTGGACTGTAGGTAAGTTATCAGCAGTAGTTGGTGCTGCAGAAGCAGCAGGTACCTCATTGGGACTTATCTCTAAGGAACTCAAAGCATTCCCATCACTACTTAAGGGACTAACCTTCCCTGAAATCCTTGCAGCGTTTGGCATTCTTTTGAAGAGCATCTGGGACAAGTTAGGAAAGTTCTCTAAGGGATTAGTTGCTTTCTTCCTGATTGAAATAGGTGAGAAGGTAGCAAGAGAGATTGTGAAACTCTTCCCTAACACTTGGGAAGAAGTTGGTAACAAGATTATTGACGGCATCATGCTTCCACTCAAGGACCCAGTAAAGGCAGTTACAGAAATTGTAAAGAACTTCTGGAAGGGCTTGAAGAGTGCAATTATTGAATGGGGTAAGTCAATCTTTATGATTGCATCTCCATCAAAGGTAACTGAACAGTTAGGTAAAGACATTGTTGCAGGTATCTTTGTAGCCTTTAATCCATTGAATTATGTTTCACAGATAGCAAGTTTCTTTAGAAATCTTCTTTCTAACATGATGACTCAGATTAAACAAATCTCTTGGTCCTCATTAGGAACAGCCATTATCAATGGTCTTGTAAGTGGTATGTCCTCTCTTGCATCTGCTCCATTGAACTTTATTGGAACATTGGCTAAGAACATGAAGGACAGATTCAAATCATTATTCAATATCTCTTCACCATCAAAGGTTATGGCTGGGTATGGTGCAAACCTTATGCAGGGCTTAGCAATGGGTATTAGAGGTAATGCAGGTTTAGCAGTAGCAGGAATGGGTTCTATTAAGTTACAACCTCCTACTGTTGGTTCAAGGGGCAGTGGATTCAACATAACCATCAATGCTGGAATAGGCACTGACCCTTATGAAGTAGGCAGATATGTTAAGTCTGCACTTGATAAGTACGCAGGTGTCAACGGCAGATGAGACTACAAGACGAATTAACATTAGAACTTAGAACATTTATTGATGGTCTATTTACCCTTGGTACAGACAGAATCAATGAGGCAGTTATTGCTTCAGATGAAGAACTTGAAGATGACACTCAGTATGAGTGGACTTCTATTCTGGATGGCGTTCTATCTATAAACATTAAGAGAGGTGTTGACTCTTACACAGGAGCCTATGCACTTCCAGTACCTAATGTAGGTGTGATGCATGTAGTCACAACTAACAAGTTAGTAGACCCTAATGTCAATGCTTACATGGTTCCTAAGACCAAGGTACGCCTACGCAGGGGTAATGAAATTATCTTCCAAGGAAGAATGAATAATCAGTTTGTTGATTATAGAAGTGACAAGGACAACCCACTCATTACCTTTGATGTGATGGACCCTATTGCAGACCTACAGCAAACAATGACTAAGTTATCAAGCATTAGTGCACACGGTAGTCAAACATGGAGTCAGAGAATCAATACTCTGTTTTCAAATGCAGGTAAAGAAGATTTGCCTAAGAGCATCTATGGTGGTGGCAAGGTAAGCCATGGCTATTGGAAAGATGACAAGACTCTATGGGAGTCACTCATTCTTGCATCAGACACAGAAGGTGGCTTCTTGTTCTATGACAAAGAAGGAACTCTTAACTGCTACGCATCAGAGACTATTCCTACTGGTACAACCCTTATGGAGTTCAACAATGAGGACACCACCAAGTATGGCTACAAGAACATATCCCTTGACTACAACATCCAATCCACCATTAATGAAGTGCAAGGTCAGAACACTTACGGCTACTTTAAGAGAGAGTTCCAAGAAGATGCAGATGCAGGTATTGGAGCATTTGTAACTACTGAGGCTGTTGAGACAGACACTATGGAGCCTGTAAGAAGACAAGCACTAATCAACAGGTATGGAACTAATGCATTAAACATTGACACAAACTTTAATTTACAAGAAGACCCTAATGCTCACACATCATGGGCAAATAGCATTCTTAACAAATGGCAGAAACCAACTCCACTGGTTAAGGAAATTGAATGGGACGGTAAGAAAAACCCTTCATTAGCAGCATCTTCAGAGATATTGGACAGAATCAAGGTTCATCATAAGACCAACACATTTACTTATGACGAGTCCTTAACAACTATTGGTATTCAACATACCTTTGATGCTGACCAAGATACATGGAGAGTAAAATTTATATTGTTTCCAAGGAGTAGATTTATATGACAATTAGATATGTTGAATTCGCAGACGGTAATGTTCTTACAGCAGAACAACTACTGGATGTACAAGATAATGGTGTTGTACAAGTAGACACCTTTGCAGAACTAACAGGATTAAGCACCCAAGTTAATGCAGCCTATGTAGAAGCAGACCATGCCTTCTATGTTAAGAAGGCTGATAACTCATGGGGTTCAGTAGGTGGACTTGCAGTAGTACAAGCAGCAGCACCATCTGCACCACAGGTAGGACAGATTTGGTTTGATACAGATGCAGTGTTACCTAATCCTGCTAAGTATTCTTACGAGGGTACAGAAACAATTACCAACACAGGTACCTATCAAGCACTTGCAAACCTAACAGGAGTCACAGTTACATTAACTGAACCTGCTTGGGTACATGTTTCTTATGGAGTTGTAGAACCAGTAGGTGATAACACAGCAGGTGTTAACTATGGAGTCCAACTATCAGGAGCATCAGTACGAGCACTGGGAGCAGGAGATGCAGCAACTTCCTATGTAGCAGGTAAGAACTCAGCATCAAATGACTTCTACGCAATATTTAATGCAGGTTCAACAGTAGTTACACCTGTAGCAAGAAAAACAGGTGCAGGAACTGTTTCAGTAGTTAACCCTTACATGAACATTGCACCAATCAGGTGGTCATAAGTAGATGCAAAAGGTCTGGGATGGCAGTAACTGGGTAACGCAGAACGCACTTAAGGTGTGGAATGGGTCTGCTTGGATTACTAACTCAAAGTTAAAGGCAAGAACAAGTATTTCTTGGTTGCCTACTGCTGTTTCAGATGGAGATATTTCACAGGTAGTTAAGTGGTCTATAGAGGCTCCTACTCCACCTCCACCACCACCTCCTGTTACTCACCCTGTTCCTGATTTGGATTTAAAGACCACTACAGAACTTAACACCATTCTGGACCCTCTTAATTTTGGCTACACAATTGCAGGGTATGAAACAACCAACATTCTCAGTAGAGATGACAAGGTAGTTATTGATTCACAGATACCTGCAGCAGGAGAAGCATTAGCAGAGTTCAGCAATGTCTCTGTAAAACTTTATAACTTTGTACAACCAACAACCATTGTTCCAAATGTTGGGGGACTACTAAAGAGTGCTGCAGACCAAGCAATTGTCCAAGCAAACCTTGTAGTAGGAAGTCCATTAGAGACAATAGAAACCTATGACTCGTCCCTTGTTGGAAAGGTTGTAGCAGGTTCTCAGTTCCCTCAAGCAGGTACAGAGCAAGACCAAGGCACCTCAGTTATCTATGACTACTATGTACAGAAAGCATTTGTAACAGTACCTAATTTAAATAACACTGATGAAGATGATATCTACTCAACTCTATCTGCTCTTAACCTATCTGTAGGAACCAGAACAACAGAAGCCACAGCCAATGCAGCATTAGATGGAAAGATTAAATCAACCTTTCCTGTGTCAGGTACTCAAGTTCAAACCAATAGCAGTGTTAACTACACAGTTTATGTAAACACTCTTGCCACAGTTCCAAGTTTGGTAGGGCTGACCCAAGCACAGGCAGACACAGCCTTGCAGAATGCAAATCTCTTCTCTGGAACAGTCTCAAGCATAGAAACAACCGTTGTAGCAAATGAAGGCAAAGTTGCAAGTCAGGCTACTCCTGCAGGTCAGACAGTTGCCAAGTTCTCAGGCATTAACTTTGCAGTCTATGTACCTAACACAACAATTGCAGTTCCATCATTAGTAGGACAGACATTCCAAAATGCAAGCAATGCTCTAAACACAGCAGAACTCGTAGGTAATCCAACAACTGTACCTACTACCAATACATCACTACATTTAACAATTAAATCTCAATATCCAAATGCAGGAACCATTGTCAATGTTGGAAGTACAGTCAATGTTGAAGTTTGGGTTCCAATGCCTACTTACACAGTCCCCAGCATTATTGGTTTTACTCCTTCATCAGGTGCTATTGATGCTAACTTCACATGGGGAAGTAATCAAAGTGGTAGCAATGTTTTCACACAAACCACATCTGATTTTGGCAAGGTAGCAAGTCAGTCACCTACAGCAGGTACATCAGCAGTAGCACAAGCAATTAATTACGGTGTCTATGTAGATGGAAGACCAGTAGTTCCAAGTGTGGTTGGTCAAACACAGTCATCTGCACAAACAGCAATTTCAAATGTAGGACTTAACTACTCAACTACATTCCAGAATCAAACATTTAGTGGTCAAGCAACAGCAGGAACAGTTGCAAGTCAATCTGTGGCAGGTGGAACAAGACTTGCTTCAGGCTCAACAGTATCTATCGTGGTTTGGAATGCTTATGTTCCACAGCCTGTTCAGAGAACAGCAAGAGTATTTGTTGGTGATGATGCTCTCAATGGTTGGATGAATAGTTCAGGAACAAATTTCTCTACTGCTCAAGGTGCTGTTGACTGGAAGTTCCAAGGTAATTACAGATTGACTGCAGGTTCAGGTCCTCTACTTAACTCTTCTACATTCCAAAGAATGTCAGCAACTATTGGATGGCAGAACGCAACTAATGGTAACCATGCTGCTATCTATGGATTTAGTAAGTCAGAAGTTGATAGTTGGATTAAATCTAATATTACTAACAATGCAGCATATACAACTGGCAATATAGATTTTCTTTTCAGCGTTGGTTCCACAGGTCCTAATGGCAAGTTGTGGTTCTTTGATGATGTGGCAGTCTTTTCATTACCAAGTACATACACTCAGAGTGTTCAAGAAAACTTACAGTCTCGTTCTGTAGATAACAACAGCACTGGCTTTATTACTCTTAACTCAACCCTTAAGAACAGTATCTGGAATAACGGTTATGCAATAGGTGTTCATGCAAAACAGACAAATACAACAACTGCACAACTTGGAACTATTAATTGGGCTTATTTTGATATATCAATTTCTTGGACGGAGTATGTATAAATGAAGATTTATGGAGTTAGCACTACAAGAGGTGGTGCAATTACAAACAATAACTACACAAACATTGCTGCAACAGGGCAGGACAATGGACTCAATTACCACTACTGGTATCCAGTTCCTATCCCTACAGGTACCAACTCTTTATTTACAGGGCTCACCACAGCACAGGTAGATGCAGTTGTGACTCCTTATTCAATTAGCAATGTTGATAACACAGCAGCCTTAGTACAAGAGAGAATGATTCTTATTCACAATGACTCACCAACTACCAAGAACAATGTAAAGGTCCTCATTTCAGACCAGCAGTTAACAGGGGGAGTTGCAGAGATAACCCCTTGGAATTTGGCAGGGACTGAAGAGATACAGGGCTACTCCTCAATAGAAACACTTACAACTATGCCCACTGACTACAGAGCAGACAAGGCTTACTTCAAGGCAAACTTTCCAACCACTGGTCCAGTAGAAACATCTAAACAAATAAGCATTTCTATGGGTCCATGGTCATGGTACGCAGCAGCCCTACGCCTATATGTGGTCAAGGACCAATCAGTAGAAGAGGACTTTTGCGTAATAGCCACAGAAACCACCTAAGTTTCCTACCCTGCCTGTAGGAAAAAGCCTTACCCCTCCCACCATGTCTGATAACTAAGGGAGGGGTTTGGTCTATCATTTTGGGTATGACTAATGAGACTCCTGCCAACAAGCCTTGGTTCAAAAAGAAGAGATTCATCATCCTGATTGCAATAGTTGTCCTTGGGGTAATTGGACAGTTCACAGGTGGGGAAGAAGAAGCACCTCCTGCAGCAGTCAAGAATGTCTATGACATTAAGCCAAACATCTTCTTTGATGATGAGCAGAATGCCTACGCATGGACACCTATCTTTAAGTACCCTGCCTCACCTTCTACCAAGTTAACTTGTGAAGCAAAGGCTCTTGATGCAGACGGTAACTCAGTAGTAGCAGATACCTTCCCTGCAAATGTCCTTAATGATGGAACAGTTATTTACTATGGTGATAAGCGTTATGACATTACTACCAAGGAAATAGCAGACTCAATTGCAAGTTATGAGATTGCCTGTACTGAAGATTAATTAGTTATTTATACATAACATTAATTAAATCTTCTTCCCTTACATGCACATAATATTGCATTGCAGTTGTAATTCTCTTATGTCTCATCTGTCTTCTTAATGCTTCAGGTGGCATCTTCATTGAGTAATAAGTTGCATATGCATGTCTTAACTTATGGGGAGTCATAAAGTCCATCCCATTCCTTTTGAATAGCCTTTTAAGACCCAAGTAGACAGTGTTGTAATGATGAGTAGGGGTCCAGTTCTTGTAACGCTCTAAGAGCCAGTCAGGGACTATTACAGGTCCTTCAGATTTTGCGGTAGTTAATTCATTATCAATAGTCTTCTGTCTATTAATCAGAATGGCATTACCTTTGATTGGTTGTTTAATTAATGTTTCACCTAATCTAAATCCAGCATGAAGCATCAGTAATGCATACATCTCATATCTGGTTCCCTTAATAATTTCATTAAGTTCCTCAAATGAAGGAAGGTCTAATTCCAAGGGGACGGCAGAAGGAACCTTGACTTTAATCCCATAGATACTCTTAATAGCAATTGCACATTTCCTTCTGGTATTAACATTGAATACAGTTTCAAGAAGGTTTGTTAATTGAGAAGCATTTGGTGGATACTCAATTTGGTCCATTTTCAAAGACCTACAAACACTCAAATATTCTTGACTCGTACTCTTCTTAATTGGCTTGGAAATGAGCACAGATTGGGCATATTCATAACAGTTCATATAAACTCCATTACAGTCGCATTCATGCATATTAAGTAGTGGAGTTCCGATTCAATGTCTAAAAAGCAAGCACACCTAAAAGATCTTCCTG